AAGTGGGCGCACCTGAAGGCGAATAAGGTCGCGTACGAGGAGAAACTGCAAGAGGAGAACGGGGTTCTGTATTTCAACTACCCATCTCTTTTTCAGATGCACGCAGAGGACCGTCTTGATTCTACCTTTTTTGAGATGCTTGCCCTGAAGCGCAAGATTGAGCGCGGTGAGATCACACCCGAGCAGGCGACTCAGATTGTGGGCACTAAACTGTCTCAGCGGTTTGTCCCTTCTCTTGCGACTCCACAGGCGCCGACGATGTCTTATGAGGATTACTACAAGCAGAATCAATAGAGTTCCAGAGTTCGTACTCCTCTGTGCTCTTGTAGACCAAAAAGAAGAAGTTGCGCAGTTGCTCCCAAGTGCAATCAGTCATTGCATAGCACTTCATGCGACTCAGTTTGAGACCATCAATGATTCCACACAGATCTTCCTTTGACATGCTGTTCTCCAAGACCAAAAAGTCATTATCTTGGTTTTCATAGAGTTTGCGAACATCCTCTATGCATTCCATCAGACACTTATACCCCAAAATACAATACTGCTTCTTGTAGTTAAGATTGATCAGCTTATTAGAATACTTGTTCGTAAAGTTCTCACGCTTCCACATCGGAAGAGTCCACCAGTTCGCAGTCGGTTCCTCAAACCCGTTCATCTTTCTCATCGCATCATCGATCTTGTATTCAGCATACGCTTGCGGAACAATGAACTGCGGTCCAAGGCGATTAATCTCCGAGTTGCGAATCAGAGAGAAGTTGTTCCACCCATCGTTCATGTACTGAATGTATGCTAACTTCGGCACATGTACCATCTTGGTCTTCACAGCAGTTCGCAGCAAGAGTTCCTGATCGTCGCAAATAGGAAGAAACTCTGAATAGTTGCCAAGTTCGTGAAGAGTAGAACTACGCCAGATTCGTGGATGGTTAGGGACACCTACGATATGAGAAAGACTGTAGTTGTTGATGTTAGGGGTTGCGATTACGTTCACCCATGTGCCACGATACTTCTGACAGTAGTATCCTGCATACCCAAGACCAAAGTGATCACCATAGGTGTGCGTGTTGCCGTTCTCGTACAGGTGAGCAGTCTCCATGTAGACAAATCCAACTGACTCGTCCTCAAAGACCTTTACAGCGTCAGACAAGCACTCGGGAAGGATCTCATCGTCGTGATCCAACTCGAGCAGATACTGACCCCTGCAAAGACCCACCGCCTCGTTCTTCACGTTACCGATGTTCCCACTGTTCTCAGCGCGACGGTAGAGACGGATACGAGGATCTTTCTTCGCGATCGCCCTCAGAAACTCAAAGTGCTTGTCATCCGGTGAGTCATCCAACACAACCCACTCCCAGTCCTGGAGAACCTGTGTCTTCAGACTGTTGTAAGGGCGGTAGAACTTCTGGTAGGAGTTGTAACAGGTCGTGAACACTGAAAAGATAGGACGAGTCATCTTGTGCGGCAGAAGGCAGTTGTTGATGTAACAGTAGTTCACACCACGATTAAATGCATCGAGGTCCTTGACGTTATCAGAAAAATGAAGCCAACGTAGACGGAATCGATTCACCATAAGTCCCATCTTGCTGTAGTACTCCTGCTCTGACTTACCGTATGTCACGATGAGGTGATAGTTAGGATCAAAAAGTTTGAGTACATCCTCTGGGTTGGATGTAAAGTTTAGTGTACAGTTCAGTTTCTCATCATTTGCAGAGAGGAAGGTATCAATAGCAGAATACTCCTCATTGCGAAAGAAGAGGATGTTTGGATATTTCATTGTTAGTAGTAGATCGTTTACTCCTTAAGTTCCGTCCGCAGTTCCATGAGTTGCTTTCCGAGCACGTTCTTTCCGGGCCACTTGGATGGATCGTTCGCCTTTGCAGTCTCTGCAGAGGTCCCAATACCCCAATACTTGTCACGCGCAGACGCCTCACCAATCGGACGAGTTCCTGTCTCGAGCAACTTCGTCTTGAGATCCGGATGCTGAATGAACTTCGCCTTGATTGCTGTCTTCATGATGCCATCCTTCTTTGCATCCCACTCCTCCTTCACGAATCCTTTGACCTTCTTACCCAGCGCCTTGACCGCCTTGGGCGACGGTGTCTTCAGAATCTTATCTGCAATTGCTCCATCACCGAACTGTTTCGCCTTTGCCCATTGGAAGTAGTGCTCGACCGTTGGGAAGGTAATCGAGTCAATCTGGAATGCCGCTTCGTACATATTGGAGAGCATTCGCCACTCACCCTTGCCCTCGTCTGCTCCAAAGAACAGCACAGGTTGCGCACCAGGTTCGAGTAACTTCTTCACGATCTTCTTCTTGGGCACCGGTTTCACCTCACTAGGTTTCTCCTGCTCACTGCGCTCATCCTTGACCGGTTCGGGTTCTGCGACAGGGATCTCAACCTCCTGCTTCTCTGTCATCTTAGGTTTGGGTTCCTTCGACTTCTCAAACACGAAACTGCGGTGCAGGAAACTGAAGGACTGCTGTTCCTGAGTAAGTTCAACCTTCTGCTCCGAATAGTGCTCTGAGAACATCTTCGATCCGATGAGGTTGTACCCGTGCTCCTCCATAACCTTTGTCAACCGCTCGAACGGCACCAGGTACTCCTTCTGAGGTTTCTCAAAACTCTCCAAGTGAACAGAGATCGCCTGACCAAACGCCTCGTTCCATCCGTTGCCGTCATCATAGTCCTTGACGAACTCACCAAAGGCGTTCTTTCCTGACAGGAACCGGTGACTCTGCTTTCCGAGCAGGAGCGAGTACACTGCAGCGCCATCCAGACAGGTTCCAAAGAACAGTCCCTTTCCGTGGTTCTCGATGTTCTCAGCAAACGCCTTGAAGGTCTCCTCTGACTCGCACGCATAGTGAATCGCAAACTGGCACGAGATTGCGTCAAACTCAGTGTTTCCTGCGAACTTTGCAAGGTACGGAGTCGGTGCAGGTTCGGTTCCCGCAATGATGTTCGCGTACTTGTTCGTGCCCTCGAAGAGTGGTTTGGTCATGTCACCCTGGAAGTACAGAACCGGTGGCAGATACTCGTTCGGGTGATTCAGGCGCTCGTTCAGGTAGCGAACACACGCGCCACGGCGAGGAGAGGTAAGATTGGATAGCGAGAAGTCGATGCCGACTACCCTAGACGGTTTAGTTCTCTTCCACTTCAGCATGTCACCTCCCTGACCTACTGCGAGTTCGAGCAGAGAGTCCCCGTTCTTCACGCAGTTGTAGTACAGTGCGTCCTTGATTCGGTTGTGGAACCCGTACACGTCGTTAAGAATACGGTCACGGCGCTCGAGTTGGTCGCGGTAGTAGAGGTCATCCTCAAACGTGTCGTCCGGTGGATTTGTCACCACATCGCGGATCATCTGCTCTGTGATCGGAATGTGGATGTTTGTCCAGATCGAGTCAGCAACCTTGATGTCATTTCCAAACTTGGGCAGTTTCTGAACTCGGTAGTCATACGTCTTGTCATAGCGAGTGCGCATGATCACCCAGCGTCCCTTGTCCACATCGTAGGAGCACTCGATGATCGTGTTGTCCTCTACACGATTTCCCTCCTGATCAACCGGAACACCGCGGTCATTCAAAGGCAGTGAGATGACATGAGCGTCGGGCGCCCTGGGAACCATAGGGTTGAATGGTGAGGGAACGTAGGACTTGCCGCGATACTCGGCAGGAATCTCTGCAGGGACGTACTCGCCAGTAATGGTCTCGCAAGGGTACATGATGTCGCCGGGTGACCGTGACACATAGAGGACTCCCTTCAGGACACGCTTGTCAAGAACCGTGTCATAACTCTCACCTGGTTTGAACTTCACAAGGAAGTCAATGCTGTTCTGCGTAGAGGGTTTCCACTTGTAGACGATGTGCCATGTGTTGACCTTGGAGGGAACCGGAGCGTCACGAGGTGTGAACACGAGTCCGTCTGTGGCATACTCAAACTTGGTATCCAGCATCTTACGAATCGCCTCTTGCATCGCAGATCCATCTCCTGCAAGGAACAACTTAGTCTCAACTCGAAGTGGTTTGCTGGATGGCAGGGATCCGAACTCGGTCGACAACTGACTCACAAACTCCTGCGCACAGGAGAGGCGAGACTCTCCATCCGACATAAGAGGGAGACGGCGAACGTCCTTTCCACGGAAGCGGTACACATCGAAGATACAGAACAGGTTACGACTAGGAAGGTACTCGCCGTCTACGATATCGCCTACGTGAACCTTGTCAGTCGCAGTGACTCCTGTCCATGTGACCACCATACTGGGCGTGATTCGCATGAGACGAGCGTCGCGCATCACAACCAGAAAGCAGCGCTCACCATCCGCCTTGTTGGTTACCGTGTATCCGGATAGGATGTTGTTCGGGCGGTCTGCTCGAAGGTGTTGGCGCTCAAGTGTGATCGGTTTCACAAAGGACATCTCAGACATGCTGAACTCCATACGGTTCTGCTCAATGTCCTTGGCAGACATGATGAACTGAGATCCCTGAAAGGCGGCAACCACAGGCGTGATGTGGCGCAGTAGCGAGTCTACGATGATCTCGGGCGACTTCTTACGGTCAAGCACCTCAAGTTCTAGTTCGTAACTGGGCGTCTGCTTGAGTATCTCTGCAAAGGAGGTGAGTTTGCCCTTCGACTTGCTCTGAGAGAAGTCAAAGCGAACCACGCCATCCAGACTGGTCCATGACTTGCGGTGGAGGATACGGACGTGCGAGGCGGAATCCATGGGTGATCCAGAGAAGTCCTTGCGAAGGTGCTCCTCGTGACGTAGTGTGAACTTTACATATGCATCTTTGATGTCGATTGTATCTGACTTGCCCTTGATCGCGTGAACGACCTCAAAGTAGGGGCGCTTTCGCTCAACGTCAATCGGAACACCGCGGAAACTGCCCGTAGTGCAGACCTTGTGGATGTTCTCTGCACCAACTACGACCACTCGTAGTCCATCAGAGTAACTAAAGGTCGCGCGGTGCTCTTCAATCGCGGCGCCACGAGAGTAGAGTTGAATTGCCGAAACGATGCGATCTGCAACGTCCTTTGTGTGAATTTTTTCTGCAAGTATCTTGCATTCGAGTTCTGCGTGGGTGTCTTTCGTAACAAGCGAAGCGAACTCCTTGAGGTCATTTCGTGTGTTAGAAGGTAAAAGGGTCTCCATTGCCTTATCTTTATGCGTGAATGAAAAGCGTCCGTTTTAATTCCTGCGCTCATAGGACTTGCGTTCTGCTGCATCGGATTCCATCATCTTGTGCTGGTCAAGGTAAAAAGTAATCATCTTCTCAATCTCGACAATACATGTGTCGGGTAGAACATCAGAGGAAACAAGGACTCCTGTCTGGGTCTTGGTGAACGAATCTGTATACTTCTTGATGATACCAAAGATCTGTGCGTGTTCATTTGCGTCAAGTAGTTCCAACCTCTCCCTCACCTTTTCCTTCCGGTTTCGGTTCATTTGTACTAGGAGCAACAGTACGAACCATTCTCTTCCTCCGCGCTTCACCGGGCGCCTTTGTCTTCTCAACTGCAACCGTGACCATGCGCTTCTCTGGATCAGAGGTTCCAACGGGTGCCGCAATCACCTGCTGCGCCTCAGGTTCCGCAGTCTCCTTATGGACAGCAGGACGGATCACGGTGCGGAGTTTGCCAAGAACAACAATCGTCTCATCGCCCTGCTGAAAGCGGGTTCCCACGACATCAAACTCGATGGTCTGACCAACCTCTGCGTCATCGAACTCACCATTTCCAATGTGGAGGTCGCGAGGCAGAAGCACCTTGATCGGATCAGTCTCGGCGTGGATACCAATCTTGCTCTTGAGAGACACGGGCGCCCTGAACACCTG